TCCTTTATTTGTTGCCCCGCCTTTGTCATTCGGGTTGTTGACGTATCCGCCCTCACGATTAAGGACGAATCGCAACGCCTTTTTGAATAAATCTTTGTTGTTTTCCATGCCTGTTATTCCTTTATTTCATTACGCTTTCAAGGTCTTCAATGCGATGATTCGCAACTTTGATTTGTTCTTCTTTGATTCCGTCTTTGCGTTCCAATTCATAAACGCGCGTTATAAAATTGTTGTGTGCGTCAAGTTTCTTTTGTTGTTCGTCAAATCGGAAATTGACAAGGCGTTGAAAACCCTCTAATTTTCCGATATAAATTCCCGCCGTTAAAACTTGAACAATCAATCCGACGATTGTCGCAACAACGGCAACGCCCGCCCCTATTATTGCCAAATTCATTACACTTGCCCCCCGATTGCCTGTATGCCGTTTTTGTCAAAATAGTTTTGAAAATGCGCGGGGGTTATACACCACGCGGGCAAATTATAATATTTGCAAATTTTGTTATTGCATAACGCTATATATTCGGAACAAATAATCCCGTCGCGGTCTTTTTGTTTCCCGTTTGAATGAAAAATGGACGCTTTCATAAGTTCTTTAATGTCGCCGTGTCCGTATGGTTGCCCGATATAGTCTTCAAGTTTTTTGATACTTAATGACATCGGAAAAATGTTATATTCTTTTTTGTCTTCGACTTGTTCCCAAACTTCCTGCTTGATTCGGTGTACGCCTTTGGCAATTCCCAATTTGTCATTTCCTTTGATGTGTGATTCGTAAATCCACCATTTGCCAAAACGATATTTCAAGGCGCAAACGTGCGTCGGAATTTCTTTTGATTCGGGCGCGTATTCTTTCGAAAAGCGTCGAATTTGTTTTGCAATGAATGACGTTCCATACTGCAAGCCGACGTATGTTCGGCATTTGTTCAATTGTTCAAAATCAAACATTCTCGTTTCGTTCCTTATATGCCTTTGACTTCTTTTTCAACTGTTTTTGAAGTCTGTTATTCAACTTTTTTAAGATTTTGACATTTGCGTCCGCGATTTTTTCTTTGATGTCTTCGGTCAATGCGGGCAATCCGTATGTTTGCGCGTATGCGCTGACAACGTTTATAACTGCAAGCGTCCCCGCCCGTCTTAAATCGTCAACGTTTTTCAATTCGTCCCAACGTTTCAAAATATTGTCCGCGATAAAGTCTTCGACGTTTTCGCGTTTATCATCAATTTTGACATAAATTTTTTTTGCCAAATTTAACATGGTTATTTATTTTCTTTGAATGCTTTTAACAATGTTTTTAACCACTTTTTAACGTAATCCGCGCCGTCCAAATCGGGCGTTTTAACGTCCAACATTACGGAAATATATTCGATTAACGATTCAAGGTCGATGAACGGTTTTAACGGTTTATTTCCGCGTTTGTTGTTTGCGATTGAATCCATTAGCGAATAATTATATAAATTTGATTTTCCGCCCTTGCTTTTCGGGATTGTATGGTCAACGGTTATATAATCTTTTTGTAAAATATGCCCCGTTATATCTTTTTTAAGGGGTATTCGTCCCCGTTCAAATTCTGTTTTTAGAATTGATTTATTTTCGAATGTTATTTGACTTATATCAATAGGAATAATCATTTTCAAAAATAAAGAGGTGTCAAAATGAAAAAATCAAAAAAAGCAAACGTCGTTGAGCCGATACGCGACAAAAACGACATTCAACGGATTGTTGAATATTTCAACAACAATGGCAAGCGCAAATATGCCGTTCTTTTTATTCTCGGCATAAATTCGGGTTTGCGTGTGTCCGATTTACTCGGATTCAAAGTCAAAGACGTATTGAATCAATCATCAATCAAACTTCGGGAACAAAAGACGGGGAAATATAAACTTTTCCCGCTCAAAGAAGAATTACAAAAACTGTTAAACGATTTTTGCAAAAACCGAAACCCGAATGAATGGTTATTCGTCGGACGGCATAATTTGAAACTTGACCGAATAATCGTTTACAAAACTTTTGTCAATGCCTGTAAAGAATTAAAAATCAACGCAAACGTCGGAACTCACACAATGCGAAAAACGTTCGGTTATCATCATTACAAACAATTCCACGACATCGCGTTATTACAAACGATATTCAATCATTATTCGCCCGTCGTAACAAAACGATATATCGGAATCACGCAAGACGAAATAAACGAATCTTATTTGTCATTGAATCTTAAACCGCCAAAAGATAACGTAAACGACGCCAAAATGACGTCGCGTATTCGCGCCCGTCGGGTTGAATCATATATCAACAATTATCTAAAAAACGGCGGGAAAAGACACAAAGAATTTGCGCTCGATATTCTCGACTTAATTAAATGAAACAACAAGTTCGTTGTTTACTGCGTCGAAATCCGCTTGCGCCTGTTCGACAAAATTTTCAACCCATTTTTTTGAAATGAGATTTTGAACGGTTGCGTTTTCAAGTATTGCCAAATATTGACCCTCAACCGCGAACGAACTGTCAATCATTTGACGCCCGAATGACGCAATTGTGAATAATTGCGCTTTTGTTACGGTTTGCATAACGGGGACGCCGTCTTTTGTATAAAATTTCCATGATGATGTGTCGGTGTCGCCCATAAGTGCCAACGTTGCGACGGTGTTTGTTACTGCGGTTTGATTCGTTTCAAATACGAATGCGTCGTTTATAATGACCCCGCCGTATGCTTTGTCGGCTTTCATGTTGTATAAAGTTTGTACTAATTCGGCGCGTTTTTCGTTCGCTTTCATTCGATTATATTCACTTGTCGGACGTTTCACAAAGTCGTTGTTTTCGTCCAAATAATATTCGTCTTGATTAGCGTTGAAAACTTCGCCGTCAAAATATACAATATTCCCGCCCGACAATAATTCTTGATGTTTTTCGATTGATACTTCGACACTAACCAACGCCGTTTCAAGACGTGCGTCGGACGGGGACAAGAAACCCCAACAAATTGAATTGTCGGCGTTTTGTATTTTGCAAAAATACATACATTCGGGCGATTTTATCGCTGACATATTGTTCAAACCGTTAATTACTGAAATAATGTTTTCTACACTCATGAAAATTTTTCCTTTCAAATTTTATTAACTTAATTAGTATTTTGTTGTTTCAATGGGGATTCAACCCCGCGACAAATTACGACCGCAAACCATATATAATGAATTTGCCGACAAGTTTTTCAAATACAAATTATATTTTTATGCGCGCGCCGAACGGACAATGGAATGACGCCGACGTTTGTTATTTATTCGGGGGGTCAATAAATAGCGTTTCGCAAGTTCAATTTTGGACGTCAAACACGACATATTATTCGGGCGACAATTGGTTTGCAATTGGTTGTTAATATCCGATTGCAACCGAATAAGCGTAATTAAAACCGCCAGCGTTCGCCGATTTTGCAAAAGAACATTGCGTCAATGTAATTGAATTGTATTGGACGGAAGTGTCGCCGTAATTGCTTGCGCCGACGGGACTTGTTATTATTGTATAAACATCATTGTCAAACGCAATCGGGAATGTTTCCGTTCTTATTCCCGAATGCGAAAACCATTGTATTAGTAATTTACTAATTCGGTTAATAACCAATAGTAATATAATTGCAAGAATAATCGTAATAATGCGCCCCGTTGCTATAATAATATTGTTTTATATGAAAATTTGTTAAAGTTTTTGCATATATAAACGGAAAACAACTTGACGCGCCCTCTTGCAAATTTGTAATTGAATAATTATTTGTATATGTAATTGGCAAATTTGTTGAACCTGACGCCGAACCCCAACAAACGATTAAATTACTAAGTTTGTTATATACCAATAGCAAGCCAATATTGTGGAAGTCTTTGATAAATTTTAAAATTAGATAAAGTAACCTCTTTAACAGCAGTCGGGTCGTAATTTGGCAGTATTTCATAATTTACCGTAACAAAAACATTAACGAATTGACTATAAGCATAAGAAAAATTTATTGTGTTCCAAGTAATTTGAGTTAATTCCGTACTTCCCCACTGTAAAAGAATTTGTTTACTAATTCGGTTAAGTTCCAATTGCTAACCATGTAAATTCTGTAATATATGTGGTGTTTTCTTGATGATATGTAAAATCAGTTAAACTTTTTGTTCTATATCCGACACATAAATTTGTCCATGTATTATCATTTCCACCCGTTTGTTGTCCCGTTAATCTCATTAAAGAATAAATTGTTTGAAATGAAATCGGAAATTGTAATCTAACTAATTCATATGGATTCCCCGTTGAAATATGGTTGCCCCATTGAATTAGTAAATTACTAATATTGTTAATATCCTATTGCAACCCAAAAAACACTTTGATTCGATGTGTTTTGATTTATACCGCGTATTTGATAATGAAAACAGTTTGTATAATTTTCTTGAATAACGGGCGTATGTTCAAGTGTAAAACTTAATCTTTGCATAATAACAACGGGTAATTGATTAAATGTTATTGAAAATAACGGGGTATTGTCCCAATTGTCGCCACTTGACCCCCATTGAATGATTAAATTACTAATTACGTTGTTTTCTTTCCAACTGAATTTCGCGTATCCGTTTTGTTGTAAAAGCGCCTCGACTTCGACTTTTCCGTCCAAAATTGCTTGACCCGTTGCCGATAAATTGTCCAAATCTTTGGACGCTTTTCCGCCCAAACTTGACACAATTTCAATAATCGCATTTACAAGACTTGATTTATCGGTTGTCGTCAATGTTGACAATTTTCCGATTGCTGAATCGATTTTGTCGTTATTGTCGTTCAAGTCGCGTTGAAAATCGAACGTGTCGTTTCCGTCGGTGTTCATATCCGTATTGTATAGACTTAAATTTGTTGTGTAATTTCCCATGCCTGTTATACTCCTATTTTGACATCGCAATATTGATGTTTTTTATATGTTTGCATTTCTGATTTTGTTAAAACGTGATGAATTTCTTTTTTCAAAAGATACTTAATCACATAAGCAAGCGGAATGTGTGCGGGTTTAACTTCTTCGATACTTGCTTTTAATGCGTCCAAATCCGACGGGATTCCATAAGACGAAACAAACGTCAATGTTATTTTTCCGCCGATAAAATCGACAACAATTTCGCCGTTTTTCCATGAATTACAAACGCGTTGCAACAATTCGACGTCGTTGTGATATTTTGACAACCACTTCGCCCGAATTTTTATCCGCCTGTCGTTTAACGTCTGATAACTTGCGGGAATAATTGCCAACATATTTTCCCACCATTCGACGCCGTCTTCGTCTAAACTGTCAAAAAATATGTTATCGTGAACGGAATTACAAAACGCAATAATTGAGTTCATAACGGTTGTTACTGCGCCCGTGAAATCGTTTACAAATTCGTCCGTCCTATACGCCCGATTTATTAACGCGATTATGTCGTCTTTGATTGTCATTGAATTATTGTCCCTCTGTTACGGTTAATGTGTTCAAAACTGCAATTTCGACGCTTGCGTTTGAATCAACAAGCGCGATGTTATTTGTTGCGCCGTTTACCGTCAAATTGTCATAATCAAGAACGCCGTCGGCTTTCAATATACATGCGCCGATTTTTGCATAACTTATATATGAATCAACAAAAACGGTTGATTTGAAATATTTTTCGATTTCTTCTTCGATTGCGTCTTCAACTACGGACAATGTCGCGCCGTCTTTCAAATCGACTTCGACCGAAACGTTAATGTTTTTCGCGTCCGCGCTCACAACGGAAACATACGCCCCGATGTTTGCTTCACCATATCCGCAACCCCAACCGTGTTTCGTATTTGAAACGTAATAATATTCGTTTGCGTCGGCGGTTGCAATAACTGTTTGCAAATCATAATTTGAATATATTGTCGTCCCTTGCGGAACATAATCAACCGACCCCGAACAATCGTTATATATTTGAACATAACCCGTTGTCGTTCCGTTTGTTACTTCATAACCGAACGGGTCAATATATTTTTGAACGGAATTAACAAGCGCGGAATTTGCGACTTCATTGTCGGTATTGATTAAAACAACTTTGACGGTGTTATCGCCATTCCATAACGGTTTTATTTTAGCGTTACCAACGCCCGTAACTTCTTTCGCCCATTTTACATAGTGATAAATGTTATTTGACGTTATGGGTTGTCTTAAATCTTCCAAATATCTTTCGATAATTGATTCTTTTGTTTCTGCGTCATATCCGCCCGTTAATGCGTTCGGATTCGTAACGCTTGCAATCCCCGCAATACTTACGGGAATAACAACAATCGAATTGACGGGGACGTTTCCGTCTGCGCCCGCGTCAACCGCTTGAATTGCGATTGTCCCCGTTCCGCTTATTGATTTTGTTTCGGTTGATTCAAATTTCATGCCTGCTTCGGTCTGAAATAAATCGCCCGCCGTGATTGTTCCCGTTCCTGTTACGGTCAAACTTCCTGTTGCTTTTGACGCTTCACGCGCAACAAGACCGCGTCTTTGATATACGAATTTGACTAAATCGTCATATTTGTAATTGTTCAAATCACCCATTGAACAAATATATTTCAATAAGTCATATATTGCATTAAATCCGCCGATTGCAATTGCGCGGGCGTAATCCCATGCAAGAAAACCGACGCTTTTTTGATATTTATTCGGCAAATTCGATAATATGTCCGCCGTGATTTGTTCGTCTGATTTTTCAACGTCTAAAAACATTTATTGTTCCCCTTTTATTTGACCCTGTATGTTACGTCGATTGTTTCCGTTATCAATTCGCCGTCGAATAGTTCAACCGAAACATATATTTTTAATATTCTGCCGACTTTTTCCATATTAAAACTTGTTACCCTGTTAATTGCGGGACATAACGGCAACCCCTCGCGGATTTCCCGTTCGACTTCGGCTTCTTCATAACCGTTGTTTAATATCTTTTTACCAAACAATTTTCGAACGGACGTTCCGAAATTCGTTCCGTTATAAATTTTGTATGTGTCTTTCGGCGTTGTTACAAATAACGTTATCCATTGACGAATCGCGTCAATGTCCGTAATCATTTTCGGCGTTCCGTTTTCAACCGTGATTTTTTTGTTTTCAAAATCAATGTTCGGCGTTTTGCCTAAATCGGAACTTGTCGAAATGACTTTTTCGCGTGTCGTTTGTATTTCGTTTTCGGAATTGTCAAAAATAGACGGAAACATTATTCGCCCTCATCATAAAATTTGTAATCGTCTTCAAGAATTTTGTCGATTAAAACAAATCGGTCTTTTTGTTCCAAACTTGCAAGCAAAACAAAATCGCCGATTTTAAGGTTGCATTTTAACGCCAATAATTCGTTTTTGTTGCACAAAACGGCATTGTTTGTCGATTGAATCGCGCTTGATAATGACGCAATCGCCGTCGGCATATTACAAGACGCGCCCGTGTATGAATGCGTTTCCGTTACTGATTCGGCGGACGAACAATCGGAATTGCTCGACGCAACCAAATTGACAACGTCTTGACTTAACTTGCCCGTTTTGTCGATGTTACAACGGAATCGAAACCACTCGGAAATAATCAATTCTTCATTTTCGGTCAAAAAGATTTTTGCTTCCGAATAGGAAACAATCAATTTCGGCGATATTTGTTCAACCCGTGCAATAATTCCGCTTTTTAAGTCCGTCGGATTGTTTCGGGTTTTCAATTCGCCCGCCAAAACTTTGAAAAAGTCTTGTTGTTCTTCGCCGATTGCCATGCCTGTTAATCCCTCATTTGTAAATTAACGGCGACGTGTTCGGTGTTACCGTCAATGTTATGTTTCGATGATGTTATTAAAAAATTGCCCTTGACGCCGATTTCTTCGGAATCAATCGGCATTATAACGCCTTTGTGCATTCTATAATCGCCTAACATTGTCATTGAAATTGACTTCGACAATTTGTTCAATGATTTTAAGGTGTCGGACGCGATTTTTTCAAGGTTGTTTGCCTTTGACGTGTCGATTGTTTCGACTTCTTGCAATAAACCATATTTGCTTATTGAGTCCGCGTCTTCAACAACAACGCGTTTTTGACTTTTTTCGTTATCGTCCGCAACAATTACACGGTTTCTTAATTCTTGCATTGAAACTTTAACCGACGGATTGTTGATTGTTTTCATTGACGCAACGGAAAAGACCCCGTTTTCGCCTGTTAAATCGACAATCGTTTCGTATGGTAAAACCTCAAATTTGCCCCTTGCGCATGTGAAATATACGTCTTTTATACAACCTTTTGACTTTGCATATTCAATCAATTGGGACAATACGTCGGACAATTTTTTGTCCTTAAATATTTCCGTTACCGTCGCGGACATTTCGGGAATATCGCCGACGGGGATTGAATAATTTTCGCATAACTTCTTTATAGCGTCCGAAATCTTTATTTGTTTTAATTGTTCGATGATTTCGTTTTGGTTGATATAAAATCCGCAATCATAACCCGAATAACGAAAAACGTTCGGGTCTGATTGTTCAAAGTCTGTAATTATACCCGATAAAACAACGACGCCCGTTTCGGTTATTATCTGAAACAAAGACCCGATTTCGTAATATTCGCAAGTCGAAAATGAAAACGTGTTCGCGTAACATTCCAAATCGTCCGACCATTCGGGCGAAACAATGTTCGCGACGTCTTCGCCGTTTATCAAGTATTTATACATGTTAAATCAATCCTACTTTTGCAAGTGCCTTTTTTGCGACGCTTTGAACTGCGAACGCGCTCAAATACTGTTTTAATGTCGGCGACCCGTTTATATAATCCCATTTACTTTCGGGAAATTCGGTCAACGATATTGAATACTTAATGTCGCCCGCCGTATCAACCGCCCATGAAAAGCCGTCGTCAACGGTTGCCAACATATTACAAATCGGGCGTTTTGTTATTGTAGTTATGACGATACGAATCGGAATTTTTGCTTTGTATGCTTCTTGCAAAAAATTAACGTAATCATAACCGTTTACACGCGACCCGACCGCAACGAATCCGTAATTTTTATTTACGGGAAATATTGACGACCACGAAACCGTCGTCAACGTTTTTTCGCCGACAAGACGTATGTTTCCTTTGACCGTCTTCAATGTGTCGTTTTCCCCGCCCTCTTTGAAATCAACGTCGGGCGGTACAATAGGGACAACAAAAAGATTTGTCCCCTTTATATCGCTTAAAGTTATATACATTTTATCTTACCGCCATTGCAACTTGTAATTTTCGCGCGAACGCGTCCGTTAATTGATTCAAAAATTCTTGATTGCCGACCATATTTCCCATTATATTGACGTTGACGGTTATTCCGCCCCCGCTATTTTTCGCCATTTGTTGTGAAATATCATTCGGAATTATGCGACTACCTTGTGGCAAGTCCACAATTTCCCCGCCGAACTCATTTATTCGGGTTTTACCGCCTGAATAATAAGAAGTCCCGACGGCGTTCTTTTTAACGGTCGTTCCGTCTTCCGTTTTGACTTCCGTTTTGCCTTTTATACCAACAAAACGTTTCATCGCGTCAACGGCTTTTTTGACGGCTTCCGTTACTTTGTCCCAATTCTTGACAAGTAAAACAATGCCCGCAATCAAAAGACCGATTCCCGTTGCAATTAAACCGATTGGGTTTGCAATCATGAGCGCGTTCCAAATTCCTTGCGCAACGCTGACCGCTTTTATAACTGCTTGCAACGTTTGAATCGTTTTAATAACGCCGTTTATTGCATTAAACGCCATGAATGTTGACAAACAAGTCGTCGCAACAAAAATGACGGCGTCCATGTGTTCAATCAAAAATTTGATTGTATTTGACAAACCTTGTAAAACGGGCGTTAATACCGCTTTAATTTGCGGTAAATGGTTTATAAGTTCGTCCGCCAATTCTTGAATTGTCGGCATAAGTTCCGCGCCGATTTGATTTCCGAACGCTGAAAAAGTCCGTTGAATTGTGTCGATTGTGTCTTTTAATTTGACGCTTGCGTCCACCGCGTCGTCGCCCAATACCAACCCCAATTCATTTGCTTTTTTGCGCAATCCGTCCACCGACTCCGCCGATTGATTCAATAACGGTTTTAATTCTTGCGCGGATTTCCCGAACAATTTTTGCGCCATTATTGCCTTTTCCGTCGGATTCTGTATTTTCTGCAATGCCCGAATTGAATCGTTGAAAACGTCTTCTTGACTTCTTAATTGCCCGCTACTATCACGAACGGCAACGCCCAATTTCTGAAAAACTGCGGTTGAATCTTTCGACCCTTTGCGAACGCCGTCCATTTGCGTTGCAAGTGTTTTATATCCCATTTGCAACGATTCGACGTTCCCGCCGTTCTGCGACATTATATAATCCCATTCTTGAAATGCCTGTCGCGACATTCCGATTTTCTGCGACATTTTGTCTATTCGGTCGCCCGCTTCCATTGTCTTATTGACAAGAACGCCCGCCGTTGCGACAACTGCGGACAAACCCGCGCCAACCGCAACGCATGCGCCTTTTAATTTTCCGCCCAAATCTTTTGATAATCTGCCAATTTGCGCGTTCAATTTTTTGGCTTCCTTTTCGGTTATTCCCAAATTGTCGGCAATCTTTTTAATGTTCGGCGAACATTTGTCTTGCAATGCCATTATTAGACCGATAGTGCGTCCCATGTTTGTCCCTTTTCTTCATAATCCACGACCATTGACGCGGTCATGAAATATTTGTCGTAAATAGATAAATTGTTCAAGTAATCAAGCGAAAACCCCTTTTGCAACCAATAATGCAAAAAACGCATTTCGCCGTCTTCACTTATTTTTTTTTAATGCTTTCAACTGCGGTGTTCGCGCCGTAACATTCAAGAATGTAATTTCCTAACAACATAAATTCAACGACATGTTGATTATATATTGTTTTCGGCAATAAGTACGGGTCGTCGATGTCGTATTCCTTTAACAATGCTTTGTCGCGGAATATCGGGCAATTTTCGTAAATCAAACGCGAATATGAATACGTTTCGTCGCCTGTTTTACTTGCATTTTGTATTATTTCAATAATACTTTGACCGTGTGTGTTTTCAACAACGATGTCGCCGTCGAATAAGTCCGAATGAAAAGGCGCGGGGGTTTTTTCAATAACCCCCTTTTTTGCCAAAATCATTTCGGTTGTTACGATTTTATTTTTTGCCATGCCTGTTTCCTTATGTTAAGTCTTGGTAATAATAGTCTTCGGCTTCGAACGGGATTTCTTCTTTTGCAACAACTTTTTGTTCAAAATTGATTAAATCCATTTCGCCGAATGTTACGCCCTTAATGACGGCGCGTTGCATCATGCCTGTTTTTGCATTCTGCATTAAACCAATTAACTTAATTTCGGGTGTTTCGCCGTTTTTGTATTCTTCCATTAACGCGGACATTGTATTGTCAATTTTCAATTTTGAAATTGTCCCCGTTAATTCGATACCAACAACGCGACGGGATTTTGTTAATTGTCCCGCTTTGTTGATGTCTTCATAAACGTTTGTTTGATGTAAAACAAACGATTGAATTGTCGCGCATGGCGTGTCGTTAATCCACAAACGACCGTCTGACCCGTTTAATGTTTCATTTGTATTGAATGCCATTTCCTTTACTCCTTATATTCAATTTATTAGTTTATTAGTACATATCAACTTCCATTGACATTCCCTCGATTGCGTCAAGGAATTTCGCATTTACAAGCGGATAAATCATATTTTTGAATGTCAATTTTTTGATTTCAATGTCTTTCATTGAATTGATTTCGTCGGGGTCTTTTCCGATTGCAATCCACATTTGACGTTGTTTTGCAACGTTGACGTCAACGTGGTTGTCATATTCGGGGTCAAGGACGCCCAATTCTTCCAATTGTTCAAGGTAATAATTACAAGCGGAAAAGAACAAACATTGATTGTCATATTTGTTTTTGTATTTTCCTTTGTATGCGGTGCGGAATGCGTAAATTACGTCTTCTTTTAATCTCTGCATACCCTCAACAATTGCGATTGATTTCATGTCTTCCGTTACATTTTCCGTTAAGGTCAATAATGTATTAACAGGATTTGCAACGCGGACGCCTTCTTCTTCATTGTATAAAGTACATTGACCGAATCTTATTGTTGACGGTAATTCAACGGATTTCAATTCGTTAAATACTTTATATGAAATTGATTGAGTATAAGGACAACCCGCAATCACGCCGACAAGTATCGGCAAAATGTCAACCGTGTTGATGACGGTTTCGTCATCGTCTGCCAAAATTGCGGACGGGTTATCGCAAGAAACAACAAACATTGAATCGGATTGTAAATTGTAAACAAGACCGAATCTTTTGTTTTCCTTACAATATGACGCAACGGTTGTTTGTTCGTTTGATTCGGTTGTAAATAACCAATTCCAATCAATCAAGTTTAATTGTTCAACTACGGACGACAATGTGTTTGAGTATTCCAAAACGGTTACTTCAACAACTCCGCCGTTGAAAATTTGTTTAATTTGTTTTTCCAATTTTGCTTCGTCTGAATCAAGATTGAAAACGGCTGACCCGAACACACGTTTTCTGAATCCGTGTGTAACGATTGTATTTTCACTTGTTATCGCATAAGTGCTTGTGCCGATAACGAATGAAGTTCCCGCCGTGTATTCGTCAATTGTTCCGACGGTTGTTTCGCAATCGTTGTCGGAATAAACTGTAACACCAACCGCCAACGGCGATTTTGTGTAATAAGTGTTTCCGCCTGAAACGTGCGAATACAAGAACGCAACTTTTGTGTTTTTCAACGCAAATAAAACACGTCCTTTTGTTCCGATTTTGAATAAGTTTGCGACGCGTTGTTTGAAAATGACTTCAATCGTCGCCTTGATGTCATCAATTGTCATTGCTACCATGTTTCTACTCCTTTATATTTGTATTTCCTCGACTTACGCGTCGTCTTCGTTTTCTTCTTCGGTTTCTTCGTTTTCGTCGATTATGTCTATGTCTTCCATGTATTCGTCAACTTCTTGATTGTTTTCGTTGTCGATTTTTAATCCTATGTGTTCCATATCGTCGCCCGTTTCAAGTTTGATTGAACGTTGCGTCAATATAAAGTCAATTGTCAAATTCAAGTAATAATCTTCTTCGTTCAAATTGCTTTGTATTGAATCTTTTTCAACCTCGACGATGTTTTCCCCGTCGGCTACTCTTAAAGGGGCGTCAAAAGCGTTTGTGAATGCTTCTTCAATTTCCAACAATTCCAACAATGATTCATTTGTCGCAAAATAAACAATATTGAATGAAATTCGGTCTTCGAAATATTCTTGCGCCTGTTTATCGAAACTTTTTCCGACATATTGAATATAAAATGACGGGCGCGTTATATTTTTAATGTCTTTTTGTTGAATAAGTATTTTCGGGAACGCTGATTCCAACCGTTCGCGAATTGCTTTGTATAGTTCAATTGTTGAAAACATTTTTTAATGTCCTTTGCCCTTTGATGTTTCGTCAAAGTATTGATACATAAAGTCTTCGGCGTCGTCCAAATATTGTGTTAAGAACTCCAATTCCGCCAACTTGAAAACAAGTTTTCCCGCCGTGAAACTTCCGTCAACGTTTACATGCCCGTTTTCGATTAAGTGTGCATGCGGTGCTTTGTTGTATGCTCTGCAACATAAGTCATTCCCGTATTTGTACGCCTTACCGACTTTGAATCCGTTATGATATGATTTCGATTCTTGCCAATCTTTTTTCGTACCCTTTGACGTTCCGACATTCTTTTTGCCGATTTTCTTCGCAACTTTTAAGCATTTGCCCGCTTCTTTTTTTATAAATTTTTCCGTTTCTTTCGGGAAATTTTGTTTTATATCGCGCATTAACTCTTGTTTGAACTCGGATAATTCGCCAAATAAAAACCCGTCTTGCGCCATAATGCCCCCAAAATTATATTTTTTCGGTTACGAAAACTTGCAATTCTTCATGTTTGAATCCGTCGTCAAGTGAATAATTGACTTTGAATGTGTGTCCCTGATATTTGATGATGTTTTTATCGGGTAAAATTACGGGGAAATTGTTATAATCCCATGTGATTTTATGTGTAACGCTTGTCATGACCGTATCGGCGGGACGCCCTGTCAACAATCCGCCGACGCGGGTTTCAATGTTCGCGAAAACGTGTCCTTTTGAAACTTCGACTTCGTCATATTCGCCCAAACGGTTTTTTGTTTGACTTTTTGTAATTTCGAATATTTCAATATAATGTTTATATTTTCCCCTATTCGTCATCGTTTGCGCCCTCTTGCGTTTGTGTCGGTGTTTCGTTTGCGACCGGTGTTTCATTTTCAACCGGTGCAACTTCAACCGCCCCGCGAATCTTTATATGACGCAATAATGCGTCTAATGTGTACGGAATTTCGGTTGTTGCCTTTTCCGTTACGCTTGCGCGGTTATCGTATAAATGCGCAACCAAAAACAAAACGCATTGTTCATATACTTTGTCGCCCGCGACAAATTCGACGCCTGTTTCTTCTTTTATAAACGCCTTTGAAGTTCCGACAAGGGATTCAAGAAACGTATCATCGACGTTGTGCGTTATACGCAAATATGCTTTTATGTCGTTTAATGTTAAACTCATTGTTCCAATAATTCCTTAATCGTTATTTTTTCAAGTTCAATGTCGCTTTTCGGGTTTAACTGATATATTTTCAAATATCGGCTTGCGACTTCCGTTAAATGTCGGCGCGCTCTGTTAATTGCCGAATCGTTGAAATTCGGGCAAGTCGCGTCGGGCGTCGTGTCGGCGTCAAAATGCGGGGTGTTTTTGATTAAGTCAATGCCCGCAAGTATTACGGTTTCAAATCCTTTTTTATACGCCCAATTTAACGCCATACTTGGCGTATGAATACAAAAATTCAACTTTGAATCGCCTGTCGTGAATGATTCAAAATCTTTGTTGATTGTGTATAACTCAATGTTTTTATGATTTCGACATAAGTTATAACAAACCTTTGTATCGTCAACATAATGTTTGACGTTCGTTATGATTGTTGATTCGGGTTTCACTTTCGGCGCGATGTCGTCATAAAAAACAACATATTCAACGTCGGGAAAACTCTCGCAAAAATAATTACAACCCATTGTATGATATTTTTGAATCAATAACGGGATTTCGTTTTTTATTTCGTTTATGTACGGGGAACGCCCGAACAATATCAAGGTTTTTTCATAGTCAAACATTGTCGCATAAATCCTTTATTTGCGCCCGTAACATGCCAAATTACAACGTTTTCGGGTTGAATTTCCCGCCCTCTGTAATGCCTGTTAAAACAATAATTGAATCGTTCCGAAATCAACTTAATTTTTTTGTGAAATACAAAATTGATTATTGTTTCGTCCGCCGAAAACACTTTCGGCAACCCCAAACAACCGCGCCAATTTGCTTTCAATTCTTCAAAATATTTATTTTCATTCATTGCGGGAATATTGAAAAGCAATACGCCCGAATTGATATAATATTCGATGTTTAATTCTTTTGCTTGACGGTGTGAAACGTCCGTCCCTTTGCAACCGATTATGTAATTATTTTCAAAATCGGCATTGTATAAATCTTTCAAACTTCCTTTGCATATCGTGTCGCCGTCCAAATACAAGGCGCGATTTTCTTCGGGTAAATATAACGGAATCAACAAACGAACAAAACATTTTGTTGAAACGTGTCTATATCCGCATAATTCGTCGCCAAATTCCGACAACAACGATTCGTCGTATTCGATAACCTGTCCCAATTCGCTTATTTGTTTATATTGTGCGAACTGTAAATCGTTTGCGAAAAAATAAAATTTTGCGTCGGGGTTGTGTTCCTTGACGCTATTCGCCGAAATCAATGTATAATCAAAAAAGTTTCGGTCAAAACAATAACAAATATTCATACTTTTAAGGAAAACAAGCGGGGCAAAAATGCCCCGTTTGTTATCTCTACCCCCCAAATCTCACGGGCGATTCTATGAACCTGAACCGCTACCGCTTCCGCTCGGTGTTGCTGATTTTGCGGTAATTCCGCCCAATTCTGCAAGACCGCCGTCAAGTAATGCAATGATTCTGAATACTGAATCACCGCTTTTGAATGCTACTTCTGCGGATTTGTCAATAACTGCGTCTTTGTTCCAATTTAACATATATTCGCTGAAATCACCGAATATTATTGTTCCGTCTGGAACGTCGTCGCATTCTACAACGTCGCGACCTAACACTTTATTTTGTGCGGGGTCGAATATTGGGTGTTTGTCATCGCCCTTGATTGTCTTAATATTTTTGTAAAGTGTATTTGTTGACATCATCAAGGTTGCATTTTTTCTTGCGCTTGCTTTTATGCCCGCAAAAAGATTGCAAACGTCGTCATAATCCCATTTATTTGAAACGGTTGTTGCTGACGGTGTGATATATGTCAAAATACCTTTTGCGCAATTTGTGCCTGTGCCGTTAATAATATCATAGTCGATTGCTTGCGCTAATTTCTTTGATAATTTCTTAACAACATAGTTTTCTAATGCGTCAATTGCGGTGTTTTCAAGTTCAAAAGTTAATTGAACAAGTTTAATGTATTTCTTTGCGCCTAATGTTAAAGCGTCCAAAGTATCATTAAGGATTGTTCCCTCTTGTCCCTCTGCTTTTCTTTGAACATCGTTTGTCAATTTTTCATAAGGGATAACAACTTGACCGCGTAAATGTGAAACGGTTACAAGACCGTAAACAACTGATTCATTTTCTATTTGTTCATAGATTTTGTTCATTGTTGTTGTCGGAACTGCAACGCCCGCGCTATTTGCATTTGTTGTCATTGCGCGTTGTTCAACTTCGTTAAGTTCAACGCCCGCCAATGTTTTGAAAAATGCTGAACGATATTCGCTTGAATCAAGACCGAATGTTCTTTCTTCCTGTTGTGGTTTCTGAAATTCGTTCGGAACGATTGTTCCTGTGCTGATTGCGTTTGCGATTTGTTGACGTTTTTCGATTGCCTGTTGTGCTTCGTCAAGTTCGCGCAATTCTTTTTCCATTGCTTCAACGTCAACGTCATTGTCTGATTGTAACAATGAACGGATTTCCGCTTTTCTTGCGGTAATTTCTTTTAATGTCTTCATGATTTTTTCCCTTTCCTTTAAGTTTTTACAAATAAGTTTTTAATATTAGTCGTTGAATCTTTTTCGCTCTTTCCATAGCGTGAAAATCTTTTGCGCGTCCGTCAAAATAGTTTCTTGCTTCAACATTCGTGTCGTCATAAGCGGGAATGTCCACCACGCTCAAATCGTAAACACGTTTTATTTTTAATATTGTTCTTGTGTGTGTTTCTTGATTGTATGCGTCTTCTTCACAACGAAAAGCAAAAGAACATTTGTCAAGTAAACCGTTCTTGACGCATTCGTAAACTTCGTTTGAAGACGGCGTGTTCAATAATGTTGCGCGGAATTTCAAACCGTAATCGTCAATTGTTATTTGCAAACTGCCGTTGCGTGTTCTTGCCAAAATGCCTTTTGCGTCGCCGTGATTGTATTTCAAAACAACGTCTTTCAAATCGGCATTGTCGAACGCGTCTTTTGCGATTACTTCTTTATATTCGATTCCGTCATATTCATATAAGACCGTCGGGGAATCAAAAACGACCGCGTAACCCTCTAAAACTTTTGCGTCGTTTTCTTCCGAAAATTGCGCTTCGCGAATTTCGACCGTCCTGTTAAATTTCTGATTCGGTTTTTTTGTTTCCGTTATCGGATTTGTTGTTGTCGTCGTCATTTTCTGATTCACTCCCTTTGTTGTTGTTATCAACTTTTTGATATTTGTCCGCCTTTTTAATGTCAACATAATTCAATGACATTAAGTGTTTGTCGGCGAAATCGTCGTCGATTGTCGGCATTTCCATAATTTCGCATGCCTGATTTATGCTTATAATTCCCAACGGCATTAACTTTGAAATGATGTCCGCTTTTGTTGCGTTATTTGCAAACGTCATTCGTTCCGTTGAAAATATGATTTCGTTTCCGTGTCCGATTTCCTTGTCGCTAAAAATTTTATATGTAAATTCTTGCGACAACTGAATCGCGATTGGCTCAATTACGGACGAATAAAACGCGTTGTATTCGTCTTCGTTGTAATTTGAACGGACAATATTTTCGGAAACGTTGAAAAATCTGTAAACGTTTTCGCGGGCAATTTGTGTTTGCTTATCGTCCGCCGTTTGTGGCTCGACTTTGAGTTCCTTAAATTCTGCGGAACTGTCAAGCGTTGCGAATCCGTCCGCATTGTTTATATTCAAATAAGAATTGACAAAATTTTCTTTGATTTTCTTTTGTCTATCGTCGGGCGTTACCGATTTGAATTGAATCAATCCACGCAAACCCGCCGACAACTTAATTGAATTTATAATCCCTTGATTGATTGCGGTTAAAACGTTCAACGGCGCTTGCAATGTTTCGCGTTGCGTTGACCCGAACATATCATCATTGTTGAAATGTCTTCTTATATGGATTAAGTCTTCATAAGGAAAACAAACGGGTTTACTATTCAAAAAAGTAAATTTAACATACATTCCGCCGTTATATTCTAACAACTGCATGTTTGAAAAATTTATCGGGTAAAATCCCGTTATATTTCCGAACGGGTCGCGATTTATGAATATAAAAGCATTATTGCAACATAACAATTGCGTAACGGTTTTATAAATAAAATCGTATGCGTTCATGTACTGATTCGGACGCAAAAATAACATTCTATTGATTGAATCGTCAACGACTTTGTTCTTTTTGCGGTGTTGCGGTTTCAACTTCGCGCAATTTGTCGCGATTGCGTGAATACAACTTCTTATTGTCGCGTCATCGTACAAATTCCCGCTATAATTCGAAACGTAACCAAACGTTTGATTCAATAATTGAAAATTTGTTGCGCCTGTCAATTCACTTTTTGCGGAACTTTTGCCGAAAAAGTTTTGATATAAGTTTCTTAATTCGAATTTACTCATTGTTAATCATTGCCTTATATTCTGATTCAAAATCTTTATACGCGACGTATGAATCCAACAACGACGCGCCCCCGTCAATTCTCATTCTTGGATTTGATGTTTTACACGGTTGAATATTGTCGTTTTTGTCAACATCAACGGCGATATTTGATAAACACCATTTCGTTATTGGGTTGTCGTTGTATATGATATTTTTTGCGGTTAATTCAACGCCCAACATTCGCATGGGATTTGACAATGTTTGTTTGCCCTGTGCTACGGGGTACATAACATCGCCGAACGCGTCTTGCATTTCCTTAACCCAATATGTCGCGGAATAACGGTCGTAACCAATTTTGAACGGGTACAAATTAAAGTCGTTCATTAACTCGACAAACCATGCCGTTATATCGGACGGGTCAATCAAGTTTCCACGACATAATCGAATTAACCCCATTGAATACCATTTGTCGTATGGGATTTTGTCTTCGCGGACACGCAAGTCCAACAAATCTTCGGGAATCCAATACATGTGTTTGCAATATAACTTCGGCGAATCGGGAACGCCGAACAAAATGTTTGCCGACGTCAAGTCCGTTGTTCTTGATAAGTCAACGCCCCCGAAATAATATTGCGGTTTTATTTCTTCAAGGTTAAAACGTTCTTTGTTCAATATCGCTTCAAAAGTCAACCACGCTTTTTGACTTGTTTCGCGGATATTAAATTCTTTCGTTAATAAGTTTGTAACTTTTAACGGGTCAAGTTTCGCGTTATTTACTGCCCTTTTTAAGTATGCGACCGACTTCGAAACATTCAAATTCGGGTTTGCCTTAACCCATGCGTTTTCGTCTTGCCATTCCGAACGTTCGTCAAGTTCGTATATAACGGGGAAAAAGTTTTCGTCGAAAAAATCAACCGACGTGTCTTCAAGTGATTTCAACAACGTTTCCGCGTCGTTGTATTTTCCGTCGTATAAATCCTCGCGAACTGTACCCGCCGTCGTAATTGATAAAATTATCGGCTCTTCGCGGGCAGACGTGCCGTCCTTAATAACGTCATAAAGTTTATAACCGTTTTTCCATGCGTGGATTTCGTCCAACGACGCAAAATGCGGGTTTAACCCGTCCAATGTGTTATCGTCGGAACATAACGGCTTGAAAACGGAATCCGTCGTCCGAAATTTTATGTTATTAGTTATTATGTTTGTAATTTGTTTCAAAAACGGCGATTTGTTCGCCATTTTTTCGGCTTCTTCCCAAACGATTTTCGCTTGGTCGCGCTTTGTCGCTACCGCGTAACATTCCGCGCCCTGTTCCCCGTCCGCAATTAACATATACAATCCGATTGCCGACGCTAAAATTGATTTTCCGTTTTTTCTTCCAATTACCAACAACGCTTCTTTGAAACGTCGTTGTCCTGTCTTCTTATATACGACACCAAATAAAGCGCAAATAAACGCCTTTTGCCATAATTCAAGGACAATCGGTTGACCGCCCCATTTTCCTTTTGAATGCTTACAAAATTTTTCTATAAAATCAATCGCCCTGTTTGCGCGGTCTTTGTTATATATGAATCGGTCGCCCTTTTTTAAGCATTCAACAATATGTTTGTAAATTCTTTTGACTTTTTGCGAAACGATAATTTCGCCGTCTTCAATCTTTTTGTAATATTCAAAAATCGGATTATCTCGGACGGGCAAGCAATTTTTTAAGTTCTTCCGTTTCGTCGTCATTTAATCCGTTCCTTGATAACATATCAATAAGAAGTTTCATTGATGTTTGATAATTCTTTTGCATAGTGTTATAAATCTTGATTTCGACGCTTTCTTTGAATCCGAATTGATTTTTTCCGTTGCAATAATACTCTTTGACGCCGTTCGCTTTGATTTTTAACATTAAGTCGTCAAGCGTTACGGACATAAAAGCGATATTTTCAATCAAAGAATCGGAAATTTTTAACAAATTTTCGTCGATTTTTGATAAGATTTTTAATAACTTTTTCTTTGTCGCTTTTATCAACTTGTCATTTTTTGCAAGTCTTAATTTTGCGATTGAATCGTCTTCGGAATCCGAAAAAATACTATTTTCTTCGATATTTTCGGAAACGTCGTTATTTTCTTGTAAATTCTGCTTATTAGACATAAAAATTAAATTTTTCCTTTATACCACACCCCCCATGCAACTTGACGCGCGTTCTTTGAATGTGGGGGTGCGGTCTTTTCGATTTTCGCTCGCGTCGATATAACGGGGGGGGATTAAATTTTCTTAAACCCTTGCGCCGTCGGTGTTTCGCGCTTGACAATGTCGCCGAACTCGTCAAACATTACGTCGTCGCGTGTGAAACCATACTTTCGATTGTGATGTTGTGCGTGGCAAGTCTTACATAACAATTCAAGATTGTTGAAGTTTAACGAAACATTCGGGTCGTTGATGTTTGATTCATTCAACATAATTTTGTGATGTACTTCCGTTCCCTCTGCCCGTCCGCAACGCTCACAAATTCCCAACCTAAACGTTTTATATGCGCTTTGACAATCTTTCCACGCTTTCGAATTATAAAAACTTTTTGCAAACTTTCGCGCCATATTACCCCCAATGAATGCAAGCAAAGAACGAATTAACGTTCCTTGCTCGCGGGTTTCAAATAATTGTGTAATAAAGAGGAGTTAATATGAAAAAAAGAATTAGTTTTCAATAATGTTTTTTATACAAGTAATAAGCGTATGAACAAAAGTCATCAAGCGTCAATCCGTTTGTAACGCTTTTAATGTCTTTTGCCAAATACGATTCGCCGTGCGTTATTGCCCTGTCATAACATTTTGCACACAACGGCAACGTGTTAAAATCTCTTTTTTGATTCCTGTTCAAGTGATAAACCATACCACCGCGCGCCCCGCAACGAATACACGTTAATTTGCTTTGATGTATCAAATAGGTTGAATCAAAGTTCGGGAATTGAAACGCCTTAACGCGTTGCAATTTGTCGTCGTCGATGTTGTGCGTCCAACAATAGCGCAATTCGGGCGGTAAAATAAACCCGTCGAAAATGTCGGAATAATCAATAAAGCAAATAACTTTTTCAATAAAGTCCGACGCTTCTTTTTTTGTCATTTCGGACAACGTTTTTTGTGATTCAAACGTTGACCCGTTCGGCAACGTTTGTAATTCATAAACCCCGCATTCTGAATATAACCATTCTTTAAGGACATAAACGGGCAAATCATAACCCGCATTTTGAAAAAATCGACGTATTGCACGAATCAACCCGCCGAATATAAAACCCAATTGTTTGAGCGTTTTTGATTGTTTAACGACTTCATACGAAACATTAACCGTCGTTCCGTATTCGTAATCGTTCAAACAAGTTTTAAGAACATTTTTCAAATATTGTTCATTACTGCAAGTAAAATTCATGCGATATTGCGCCCGCTTTGGATTGTTTCTTTTTGTCCGTACCAATCGCAACGGTTGACGCGAACGCCTATCACTTCGCCTTTGTGGTTGTGAATCTCTTTATTGTCCCCGTAACACAACCCGAACGGTGCGCCGTTCCCTTGCTTAATTTTCAAACTTGATTCGGAATAAACGACGTCGTTTTTTAAGATTGCGTCGTCAATCAATTTGACGGCTTTTTCGCCTGTTTCTTTTTGCACAAAAACGCGTCCGTCGTTTTTCCGTGTTTCCACTAATGCGACAACGTCTTTTTTGCAAACGGGGCAACGTCCCAATAATAAACGGCGGTTTTTGTCGGTTGCATTATCGTATAGAAACCAAACATCGTATGAATTAAAATCGTTATTGCAATGATTTATTTTCACAAAAACCCCCGAAAATTAACGTTTGTCAACTGATTTTCGCGCGTCCCCGCTTTTTTGATTGCTACTTCTCATGTCCAAACAATTTTCATTTTCAATTAAAAACGATTTTTCAAAATAAAAAAATACCTAATTTTTGGTATTTTTCAAAAAATCATAATTTTGATTACTTAAAAACGGCTAATTGTTTTTAAGTATTTTCGGAATATTTTTTCGGGTTGAAAATCAAGTCGTATTTGTTCGCGCCCCATTTTTCAAAAAATAATTTTTCACTCATTCCCGAACTTAAATCGTAATTCATTTCGGCGGGAACAAATATTAACTTTTGTAAATGCTCATAACGGGCGTAAACGTCGGGATTGTTTTTTCTGATTTGCTTTTCGACGAAATGGTGTCTTTGATAATTCAAAAATAAAATCGAGTTTCGGTTTTTCATTTCGGATTCGGGCAAAATTTCCCGCGTTAATTCGTCAAAGAAAAAACGCGGGTATTTTTCCAAATCCTCGCGCATTGAATAATTTGTCATGTTTCCTCGCTTTCATATTCCGACAATTTTTCTTCCAATAGTGTTTCCAATTCTTTTTCAAGAATCCGTAAATAATGTTTGACTTTGATATATGCTTCAATTGTTTTGATTATTTCGCCGTCTTTGTTCATTCGTCCAAACTTTCGATATATTCCAAAATTGCACAACATAAACAATTACATATTTTGCCTTTGCAATCCTCTTGAAAATTATTTGCAATTCCTTTGATTGTTTCTATTACGTCGCCCGAATACCAAACAACCTTTTCGCCTTTATAATTTGTCGTGTTCCATTTCATGCCTGTTACCTCAATAAAGCGTCCATAAACGCATAAATTGAATTGATTATAATTTGTCCGATGATTGTTCCCAATAATGCGCCCGCAAAAACGGTCAACAAATCGTTAATTATATTCACTTTGCGCAATTCTTCGTTTTCTTCTTGCAAACGGTTTATTTCGTCAATTGATAACGGTTTCATCTTCTGCGCCCTCACTTTTTAATGTTTTGTCGATTACTTTTTCAATCACTTCGCCCGCTTTGTTAATCATTCTTACAACGGAATCACTATTCGACCATTTATCGCCCGTGTTTATTTCAATTTTAATAATCATTGTTTAACCTCTTTTCCTTGTTTCATATATTCTTCGTATGTCGTTTTTGTAAAATCAAAATTTAACCAACGACAATTCTTTGTTTCTTTGCCCCCGCATTTGACCGACGACGGTGTCGGAAATGTGATACAAATTCCGCAATCATACGACGGACAATTTTCGTTCGCTTTTATCATGCCTGTTTCACCCCCTCAAAATAGACTATTGCAAGCGCATTTTTGAAAACGCCCATTTCTTCATTGTTTCGGTTTATAAACTTGTAACCCTTGCGCAACCATTCGATTTGAACGTCGTCATTGTGCAAAATGTAATCGTGCCAATACGCCGTTTCGGTACGGGCGGGAATCAACAACGCGGTTTTATTTCCTTTTTGTGATTCCAAATATGCTTTTGCAATCCATTTTCGGCATTCATTAAACGGCGGATTACACCAATTGAATTTCGCCCAATCTGACAACAAACCGTCTTTTTGACCGTTCTTGCAATATTCTTTCGCGGGGATATTTTCAACGGTGCAACATGTATCAAGGTCGAATTTATCAATTCCCCAATGTTCCAACGCTTTTTCATACAAAACGGGCGGGGTTTTGTAATCGTTTTCGTTCCAATCAAAGTTATATTTTCCCATTTTCCTTTTGTTCCTTATTTTTCAAATAATCTACAAATCTTATGAATGCTTTGACGAACGGTTGAACGTTTGTATCGTCCGCCCAACCCGCAAACCCGACAAAATCACGATTAAAACTTATTGCTTCGCGCCCCTCAAAATAATGAGAATCTACAAAAATAAATGCCGTTTCTAATTCGCCGTTATTACCTTTGTTGAATATTGGCAAATATCTTTTTAAGCCGTTGCGGTCGCTTATGCGCATTGTTGCTATTCCATGCGTGTTCGGGTCTTTTACTTCTTCGCTAAATTTTTCTAATTCGTCGGACAATAGCGCAATCAACATATAAAAGTCTTTTTCTTTAATATCTGAATACGACAACCCCGATTCATTAAAATATTTTCGCGCATTTTCTCTATAATCGTTAAATATTTCCACTTTTGCCCCCTAATTATCGAAACAAAAAACAATTCTCAAATCGTCGTAATTCTCAATATTGTTTTGTCTTGCAATTTCCTTTAATGCTTCAATACCTTGATACAAAGTAAATTCTTTGATTTCTTCTTCGGACGGTTGCCATTTGACAATCACTTCGGGACAATATGCAAGTCGTAAAGCGTCAATAATTGAATCAACCTTGAAATCGTCTTCAACTTCCATTCCGTCGGGTAATTGTCCGCCCAATTCTTTGAACTTTTCCCAAAATGCGCGAACAATTCGGCATTTGTGCGCGTATGCGTCCGTTTTATCTGATTCGTTAAGTTCTTTCAATGTCAAATATGATTTTGAATGCAAGTCCGAATCGTCTTCAAATTCTTTTTTGCTTTTTTCTGACATATCGTCGGGAAATCCTTTTGGCTCAAATCCTTTTGTATTAAATGAATTTCTAACCCCCGCCAAAAATGCAAATAAAGCATAATTGCGCGATTCAAATTCTTTCGGGCATTCTTCCAAACCTACCCATGCATTTTCTTTTTTAATTTCAACTACTGTGTGAATATCACAACCCATTTTTTGCCTACCTTTCTTTTTTATTACCAACTAATTTTCACGCCAACCGCTTGACGCGTTACTTTGTACCCGTTTTCTATCAATTCGGATTCAAGGGCGCTATTGACGACATTGTCCGAAAATTGAACACAATTTTTGCCTTTTTCAACCGCTTTTGAAATTGCTTTTTCAACGCCTTGTCGCGTCAATGACAAACGGTTTGATTCTGCTTTTTCCCGTGCCTGTTTTGCGTTTAACATTATGCAACCCCCTTTTTGATTATCAAGTTATAAACGGGCGTTAATAATCCGCGCATTTTCAAGTCTTCAACGGTTTGTTTTGCTTTGATAAAATACGGGATTTCGACTTTTCCCGCGTCGTTCTTTTGGTACAAATAGCAAAAATACATGTGCATGAATTTTTCTAAATTTGCCTGTTTTCTTGCTTTTTCAATTTGTCTTTTTCTTTTAATAAACGAAATGATTTTTTTCATGGTTTTATCCTCTCTTTTTATGTACTTGCATTGTTAAAATGTTTTGTTTTGCGAACATTTCGCAATTTTCGGGGTCGTCGTCAATCGCGCAAAATATGTCGTATTTTTCGCGCAATAATTCAACCCAAACTTCTTTCACTTTGTTTGACGGCTCAACGTTTTTTGTCGGACGTGTCAAAATCAAATACGGGAATATTTTTTCCGCATACAACCCGATTGACGCGTCAATTTTTGCCTTTGTTTCGGATTCGATTTCGTTCATTCTTGCGGTCAAGAATATAATTCGGAATCCGCGTTCGCTGAATGCTTCCAATATTTCAATGACGCGGGAATCTGCGACGACATCGTGTTCGTTTGCATGCCTGTTGAAATAATCCCATTTGTCGCGACCCGTCAATTGTGCCGTTTCTATTCTTTCGAAAATGTGTTCCGTGTCTAATAAGACCCCGTCAATATCACATATAATTGCTTTTTGTTTCATTTTCCGTAATTCCTTTATGCTTGTTTTAACTTTACGATTCGATATTCAAGGCAATAAACGGGCGCGTTTTTCTTCGGTCTTTGTTTGAACTCGTAACCGTCCAACCCTTTTTCGCGTACACGTCGGAACGCCCTGTCCGCCGAACTTGATTTCAATTGTTGTTGCATTTGATAATTTGAAAACCAACCGCGTTTCAATAATTTGATGACTTTTTCTTCTTGCGTTTCTTTTTTCTTTTTGTGTGTCAATAAATCGGTTATGTTATTTTGCATTTTTGAAACCCCCCATTTTTGTTATTTCTTTTCTGAATAATTGGTAAAATAGACATAATGTGATTTTTGGGTTTGCGTCCTGTGAAATTTCGATTTTCAAAAATATGTTTTTGATGTGTGTTCTGACCGTGTTTTCTGACAATGTCAAAATTTCCGAAATCTCATTGACCGTAAATCCCGACGCATACAATGACAAAATTTCGACTTCGCGACGTGTCAAACGTTTTGTCAATATATCGTTTAATTTTTTGCTCTCTAAAAATCCCCTTATATCCATTTCAACCGCCTTTTATTTTTTCTTTTCAACGACCTTTATTTCGTCAACATTGATATATACTTTTGTTCGGTTTGTTCCGTCTTGCGCTTTGTAACTGTCAACGCCCAAACGTCCGTCAATCATTACAAGACAACCGCTTTTCGCATATTCGCCGATAAATTCCGCTTTTTTCTGCCATGCGCGACAATCAAACCAATATGTTATTTCGCCTTTTTCTTTTCCCGCCCATTCGCTAACCGCTACGGAAAAATTGACGACGCATTTTCCCGAATCAAAAAACTTGATTTCGGGGTCTTTTCCGATGTGTCCCGTTATACATACTTTGTTAATGTCTGCCATTGTTTCCCCCTTTGAATTGTTGTGCGTACATTGTTTTTGTGAAATCTGATAAATTCTTCAATAAGCAACGTTTAACGTTCTTGAACTCGTCTTCGTTCTTGCAATCCTCGTCAAAATATCGGCAAATTAACATTTGCGCGGTCATAAGCGCATAAAATCCGATAAATATGTCCGTTTTGTTTCCGAATGCGAACGTTAATACTTTCGCCATACGTCGAATCGTGCTTTTAACTTTTACTTGTTCCAAATCGTTTAATTGCATTTTGCCCCCGCTTTTTTCCTGTAATCTTCCCCGCTCATAACGACACCGACGCCCGATTCCGTTAAACGACTAATCATTGAAACGCCTTTGTTGACAATTTTGTCGTTGATTTCAACTTTGTAATTGTCTTCAAGGTCTTTTAATGTTCCCTCTGTTGTAATGATTGTCGGCAATTCGTTTTCATATCGGGCGTTAATAATGCCGTAAATTTCGGAACATAGCCAAACTGTCCCGTTTTCTTTCCCCAAATCGTCAATTAAAAGAACTTTAACCGACTTCAATTCTTTTTTATAAGCGGGCGAAAATTCTTTCAATTCGTCCACTAATGAAACAATATTCAAAACTTTAACGGGGATTCCGCGTTCAAGAACATCATTTGCGATTGCACATGCAAGATGTGTTTTTCCCGTTCCGACGCTTCCTTTTCCGATAAAAATTATATTTGTTCCGTTTTCGATGTGTTTTTCGATGTTTTGCGCATATTCAAACGCGGTTTTATATGCTGATTTTTGCATTTCGGATTCTTGAACAAAGTTTGCGAACGTTCTTTTTGAAAATCTTTTCGACAAATTCGCTTGTTTTTTGTATTTTTCCGCAAGTTCCGCGTTCTTTTGTTTAATCAAAAATTCGTTTATTGCGCTTAATTCTTGCCCGTCGTCAAACATCATTCTTGCTTTTTCTGCAACGGCGGACGAATCCTTAAAATAACAATAAGATGTTAAATAAATTAAATCGTTTGCGTTTTGTATGTGTTCGGGTTTTGCGCCGAATCTTAATTCGATATTGTTTATCATTACATCAACCTGCTTTCCCATTCGTCAACTTCGTTTGCTTGACTTTGTTGTTTGTTTTTCTGAAATTCTTTTTTTTCTGCGGACGACAAATCATAAATTGATTGCCAACCGCATGCAATCGCTTTATCAACAAGCGCAACGCCATAATTGACGTCGTTGTTTGATAAACGAACAAATCTTAAAAAAGCATTTTTGACGGAATAATCCGTTTTGTATTGCTTTTTGATGTCCGTCTTGTATTGCAAGAACTTTAAGAATGAATCTGAAAAAGAAGAATATTTTTTGCATTCTTCGTCGTCCGCAATAAGTTTTTGAAAAAAACTTTTTGCAATAAAATTATTCTTTTCTTTATTATCTTTCTTATCTTTATTGTTTGTGTGCGTTTGTTGTTCCGTTTGTTGCAACTGTTGTTGTTCATTTTGTTGATTGCTTTGTTGTTCATTTTGTTGGTCGTTTTGTTGTTCCGTTTGTTGTTCCCCTTGATACGTTTCGTAATTCAAAATCGTTATTATTGAATGATTTTCAACGATTTTTTGTTGTACCATTTCGGCGTTTTTTAGAAACTTAATAAACCCCGCAACTTTTTTTCGCGACCACTTCCAACGTTGCGACAATGCTTTCATTGAATAACCACATTCGCCCCGTTCAATACTGACAATGCTTCCGTTTTTTACTTGGATTAAACCGCTTTTATAATTTGCCAATAACAACAAATCGACCCACGCTTGCGCGCGTGTAAACGGCTCTAATAACCACAAATCATTGTCGTTTATTTCCCGATATAACTTGATGTAACCTTTATTTTGAAACCCGTTGTTCATTCTCTCTTAAACTGCCTTTTCCAATTCCGCCCGTTTCCACTCAATCAATTTCGCGATATACCGTGCGCGCATATAGTCGCGTTCTTGTTCCGAACATTCGGTCGTCGGCATTCGGACAATAACCCCAAATTCTTTGACCCTGTTCCCGCTGAAAACGGGTTTTTTAATTACAAATTCCATGCCTGTTATTCCCGTTATTCTTTCAAATCCTCGACGTCGTTATGTTCGATAAAAAATTCAATTATTTTTCGACCTACGTCCGAACGCGATGTCCCCAACTTCAACCCGTATTCGTCCAATGTTTGAATTGTTGCAATTTTTAACATCGACGAAAAACTTGTCTTGTACTCTTTTTCTGCTTCCATGTTGTCCTCTTTTCTTAAAAATTTGCACCACAAATTAAGCCCATTACTTGAACTTATTTTTTTCTTGGTTTATTATGTTTTTAGAAACTTAACTAACTTACTAACTTATTGACTAACTTAATAAGTTAAGTTTATTTTAGAATAAAAATAGAATATTTGTCAAACATTTATCGAATATTCATTCAAACGATGTAGTTCAAACTATCATAAAAGGGGTCAAATCAATGAATTTTGAAGAATTAAAAGACACTTTGCAAAACTTAACAAACGGCGAAATAACTTATCAAAGAATCGCCGACGTTCTCGGTCGAAAACTCTCGACAATAAGTACACGCAAGGGAAACGGGTCAAACGTCAAATATGACGAATTGAAAAAACTCGAAAAATATTTCAACGTTGTTTTGACCGATTCGACATGCCAAACTGCAAAACTTATCGAACAAATAGAAGAAAATCGAAACAATATCGAATATGTATCAATTGAATATTTCCCCGACGTTTATTTGTCGGCGGGTTATGGTGTAGAAGTATTGGACGAATCGTCGGAATATATTGTCGTTGATTCCCGTTTCCTTTTATCTGAACGGGGCATGCGTGTAAATCCGAAAAATTGTAAAATTGTTCGCGTTTCGGGAAATTCCATGTTCCCCGAATATCATCACGGCGACCGTGTAATTATTGACGAATCGGACACAAACTTGACGGACGGTCAAATATACGCGTTCCGTTATGACGGACAATGTTATGTCAAAGAAATAAACCGCGCGGGAAATAAGATTAAATGTATTTCAATAAACAAACAATATGAGCCGTTTGTTATTGAACGCGATGTCGATTTTAAGGTGTTCGGGCGTATTCTGCCCCGAATAAGATTATAAAAGGGGGTTAAAATGTTTTATTTATTGTTATTTATCGGAATTGTTGCGTTTGCAATCTTTTTAATTGTCAACGGAATAAAAGCAATAAAAAATCAAAATGCGCCCGTTGATTTGTCAAATTTGCGACCTTTTTTGTGTAGTGTTAGCAAATATCGTAAAGAAGACGGAAAACTTGTTCGCGGGGATTGTGCGTTCGCATTTGAAGACAATTCGTTCATTATTAGTCAAGGCGACGAAAAAATTATAAACGACATTGATTCAATTTATTATTTTGATATATGGGAACACAAAGACGAAACATATTTCAAAATCGTTATGCGTTCGCATACGGAATATATTTTCAAATCAATTCGTTTTGAATCGGACAAAATCGCCGACTATCTGAAACCAAAAGGAATAAAAATTGAAGACAACAGGGAACAATAAATCGGTTTTATATGCTCGCGTTTCGTCCGACCGACAAGAAAAAGAGGGGTTTTCAATTCCCGCGCAAATTAAGTTATTGCGGGAATATGCACAAAAAAACAACTTGAAAATTGTCGGCGAATTTATAGAGGCGGAAACCGCCAAAAAAGCGGGGCGAACTCAATTCAACAACATGATAACGTATCTTAAAAAACATAAGGACGTTAAATCAATTCTTGTTGAAAAAACCGACCGTTTGTATAGGAACTTAAAAGATTATGTAATCATTGACGAATTAGAAAACATCGCGATTCACTTTGTAAAAGAGGGGAATATATTAAGCGAATCAAGCAAAAGTCAAGACAAATTCATGCACGGAATCCGTGTTTTAATGGCGAAAAATTACATTGATAATTTATCAGAAGAAATCAAAAAAGGATTGCACGAAAAAGCCGAACAAGGATTTTACCCGCATAAAGCACCTTTGGGATATAAAAACGTTATTTTGAAAAGCGGAAAACGAATCATCGTTCCCGATGAAGAAACCGCGCCATATATCCGACGCGCGTTTGATTTGTACGCAACGGGACGTCAAACTTATGTTTCAACTGCAAAAATATTAACCGACGACGGATTCCGCCCGAACGGTCATAAATGCACCGAAAAAAACATCGAACGAATATTAAACAATCCGTTTTATATTGGCGCGTTCAAATATCGCGGAAAATTATATACAGACGGTCAACACGACGCCTTAATTTCAAAAGATGTATATTTTGCCGTTCAACGATTACTTGCGCTTAAATACCCCGTAAAACCCCGCAAACATGATTTTGCATATAACGGGTTGATAAAATGTGCGAATTGCGGTTGTCAAATCGTCGGGGAACTGAAAAAAGGTAAATATATTTATTATCATTGTACGAACGCAAAAAAACTTGACGCGTCGAAACCGTCAATCACGCAAGAACGAATCGAAAAAGATTTCGGGGAATTTTTGAAAAAACTTTCCATGCCTGTTTCGGAATTTGAGCGTTTGAAATCGACCGTTAAAGAATTTGTGAATCAAGGTTGCGACTATATAGAACAAAAAACCGCCGAAATAAAACGACGAATTGACGTTTTGAATCGACGGTTAAGCAAATTATATGATGAACACATCGACGGCATAATTTCCGACGATTTGTATTTTGAAAAGCGGGACGCTTGGCAAAAAGAACATGACGAATTATTATTCACTTTTGAAATGACGGCGTCTTCAAATCGAAATATTATTGACGACGCGGAAACAATAATCGAACTTTCAAAAGACGCATATTCATTGTATTTGCGCCAAACACCAAAAGAAAAAGCGGAATTGATGAAATTAGTTACAATCGAACTTTTGTTCGACGGTCAAAATCTAATCATTACACCGCATTCCGCCTTTGCAAATTTATTAAATTTATTAAATTGTCATAATGTGGAGATAACGTCGCCAAAATCGAACTTTTTACTTCAACAATTTGTTGATTCTTTATCCGATGTTATCTTTATTTCGCGCATTCGTGAATATAAAAAATGCGCTTAACGATTGCGCATTTTCTTTAATAATTCGCGGACGGCTTTTTCTTCTTCTTCCGACAATCTGAAACTATACATTTTTTTTGTTTCGGGTTTTGTTGTTCCTTTTGGACGTCCCGCGCCCTCGCGTTTACCCCCGCGCCCTGTCATTGTTTGCCCCCTTTCAAATATTGTTTAATATCATTGTATATATTTTCGCCGACCAACCATTCTTCAAATGTATATAATGATAATATTTTATTTTTGCATTTCCCGCAATAATAATCTTTAATATCGTATTTTAGACGACGTGATAAAAACGACGTCATTCCGCAACCGCAACATATAACATATTTTGAACGCAATTCTTTTTGAATAACTTTCCATATCCGATTTATTCGACTATGGTCTTTATATAATTGTTCGCGTTCTTTTTCTGTTTCGCATTGGTCTAAATCCCACGCGCATGACCCCTCGCCCCCGTCGTGCAATTCGTCATGGTGATGTTTAACAATGCTTATTAAGTTTGTTAAATCCTCTGACATTCCGTCTTCGGCGCATGCAACCATAAAATGATACATTGTCGGTATTGCATACAAATCGTCAAATAATTTTTTTGGATTATCTAAATACATTTTGCACCCCCTTAATAAACTTGTCTTATTTCGTCGTAATTTTCGTCAACTTCAAAAATATTCAAATATCCGCCGTCGATTTCGTCGGCTTGTCTGAATATTTCTTCGTCTGATTCTGCGTGTAAAATCTCGAAATCGTCGCTTGACGCTAATTCAATTTTATAAATTTTGTTTTCTTGCATTTTGATAGCCTTTCTTAATTTTTCTTAATTGTACACTTGAAATTTTTTGAAAATCGGTTAAAATATGAATAAGGGCGGGGACACCAACCCCGCTGAAACGGTTTACCGTTTCTTTAACGAAATGACTATCAGTAGCAAGATTGACAATTCGTATGGTGTAAATTGAACTATCATTGTGGCTCACCCCCTTTCGTTAGTTCAATTTTTTCGCCCTTATTCAAATTTCAACGTTCTATATATATATTTTAACTCTATTTTGATTATTTGTCAATACATTTTATCTAATAATCAAGCATAATGTTAAAATATTGTTACAAAAAAGGCATAAAAAAAGACCGCATTTTCGCGGTCTTGGATTTAATGTCTAATATTTTAATGCAATTATAAAGTTTTAAGAAAATCAATCAACGCAAAAACACGGTTTAACCAACCATGCAAAAAACCGCGTTGACTTGGGACTTTTGCAAATTCATTATATTTTCGGATTCGCGCCAAAAGAAACGCGTCAACGTCCATATATTGCGCTTCTTGCAAAAACGGTTTAACCCGTCCGACGCCCATATTGACCGCCGTGTCAAAACAAACAACGGCGAAAACGGGCGACATCTTATCACAACCCGCGCCCAACCAATAAGACGAATAATAAATGTCTTCAACTTCGGCGTCGGTTATGTTCCGAACGTCCCGCGCCTGTCGTCCCTTGCGCGACAAATACGCGTTATATGTGTTTTGCGTGATTCCTTTATTTGTTGCCCCGCCTTTGTCATTCGGGTTGTTGACGTATCCGCCCTCACGATTAAGGACGAATCGCAACGCCTTTTTGAATAAATCTTTGTTGTTTTCCATGCCTGTTATTCCTTTATTT